GCTGGTCCTTCAGGAACTCCTGGTCAAGATGGAACTCCTGGAACTCCTGGTCAAGATGGAACTCCTGGAACTCCTGGAAATGATGGAACTCCTGGTTCGGATGGTCCTCCAGGACCTTCTGGTGATGCTGGTGCCCCTGGTCCAGCAGGTGATGCTGGAACTCCTGGAAATGATGGAACTCCTGGAAATGATGGAACTCCTGGTGGAACTGGTTCGCCAGGTCCTGATGGTCCACCTGGTCCCCCAGGTGGTGGTGGAATTGAATTATTGACAGCAAAATCAGCAACTGGATCATCAGTAGAATTCACTGGCATCTCCGCAGATGCAAAAGAATTAACATTAATGCTTAGTGAGGTTGGTGTTAGTGGTACTAGTAATCATTTGTTAGTACAATTGGGAACAAGCTCCAGTTGGATTACTAGTAACTATTATGCTGCTTCTGAAGCAGAAAATGGAAACTATGATATTGCTAGTACTTCTGGATACCCAATCCACAACCGAAATGTTATAACTTCTACTGGTAATCGTTTTACTGGTAACATGATTATCAAGTTGTTCCAAACAAGTCCATCTAAGACTTATACGCAGATTGGACAGTTTAAGCGATATGCAAGTTCTAGCAATGGTGAGAATGTATCTAGTTCATGCCAAACTTTTGGTAATGTAGAATCAATCAGTAGCAGCAGCGATATAACCAGAATAAGAATACTCGCCAATCACTCATCTGGTAGTCAAACTTTTACAACAGGATCATTCAGTCTTTCATATAAGACTAGTGGCACGGGTCCTGCTCCCGCTGGTCCCTCTGGTCCTCCTGGTCCTGGAGGACCAGCTGGTACTCCTGGTAGTGATGGTCCTCCAGGTCCCGCTGGTCCTCCAGGTCCTCCAGGTGATGATGGTGGAGATGGTGGCGACGGTCCTCCAGGTCCTGCTGGTCCTCCTGGTCCTCCTGGTCCTACAACATCACCTACCCAAATTTACATCAATAGTACAAATGGTAATAACGGTGATACCCAAGCATATCCAGTTCATGTGCCAAGTGGATCTACGGGATATCAATCAGCGTTTCTTAACACAAACTATTTTGTAAATCATAATGCTGGTAATACTTGTCTAAGACTTGCTAGAAATTCTGGTAGTCATAACAGAATAACTCCATTTATTCAGGGCGAATTTAATAATGGTGTTCCCCTTTGGTCAATTACTTATGAGAATCAAGCTGCACCTGGTGCTATCTATTTAAATACTGATGGTGTAACTGGAGGTTTTACTGGTGCTAATTTAGGTCTAGCAGCAGAATCTGCAGTAAATGTTGCTGTTGGTCATTTTATTGGGCATTCAAGTGGATCATATGATCTAGGATTTAGCAACTATAGATGGAGAAATATTTGGTATAGTGGAGGTTTGAATAGTAGTTCTGACGAAAGATTAAAAGTTGGTATTACAACATCTTCTCTTGGATTAAATTTCATTAACAGATTAAGACCTGTTTCATACAGATTAAAAAATGCATCGAATGAAATAGACAAAAACGAAGATGGATCAATCTCAAGGAAAGAAGATAGTAGAGAGATTAATCTCACTGCTAGATCAGGTGAAAGAGAGCATTACGGATTGATTGCTCAAGAAGTAAAACAAGCTCTTGACGCTGTTGGAGTTGGATCAACAGGATTTGGTGGATGGTGTTTAGAAGATAAAGATGATCCAGATTCAATACAATCTCTGGCTTATCTTGAATTCATTGCACCTATGATAAAATCTATTCAGGAGCAACAAGAGATGATTACTCAGTTGCAAGCACAAAATGCAAATCTTCTATCCAGAATAGAATCATTAGAGTCAAATTAAATAATGATACATAATGAATAAGGGAGGTAAAAAATAAGTTATGTCTAGGATTAATTTTCCATCAAATCCAAATGTCGGTGATGTATATTCCTTTGGTGGTTCTAGCTGGAGGTGGTCTGGAACTGCTTGGAAAAGAATAGCAGATCCTGGTGCTCCAGGTCCTGCAGGACCAGATGGTCCACCAGGATTAACTGGTCCATCTGGACCTCCTGGAGCAGATGGTGCTCCTGGAGCAAACGGTTCTGATGGTTCAGATGGTGCTCCTGGAGTTCCTGGTCCCGTTGGTCCTCCTGGTCCTCCAAACGGTCCACCAGGTCCTGAGGGTCCTGAGGGTCCTCAGGGTCCTACTGGTCCTCAGGGTCCTATTGGTCCTGCTGGTCCTCTTGGTCCCGTTGGTCCTCCTGGTCCTCCAAACGGTCCACCAGGTCCTCCTGGTCCCGAGGGTCCTCCTGGTCCTACTGGTACTCCTGGTCCCGTTGGTAATCCTGGTCCTCAAGGTGATGCTGGTCCTCCTGGTCCTGCAGGAGGTCCTCCTGGACCCCCTGGACCCGCTGGTGGACCTCCTGGTCCTGAGGGTCCTCCTGGTCCTAAAGGTGATGATGGTGATCCTGGTGGAACTGGTCCACCAGGTCCTCAGGGATCTCCTGGTCCTTCTGGTCCTCCTGGTCCTGGTGGTAGTGGACCTCAAGGTTCTCCTGGTCCTGGTGGTCCTCCTGGTCCTGCTGGTCCGCCTGGTCCTCCTGGTCCTAATGTAGGTATTCCAGCAGGAGTAATTACAATGTGGTCTGGATCATCAAGCAATATTCCCAGTGGATGGTATCTATGTAATGGTGGCAACGGCACACCAGATTTAAGAAATAGATTTATTGTTGGCGCTGGTAGCAATTACAGTGTTGGCAATACTGGTGGTAGTGCTGATGCCACACTTGTATCTCACTCTCATACTATCAATAATCACACTCACTCTTTTAGTGGTAGTGGCAGTGATTCAGTTAGTATTTCTGGTACTGGTAGTGGAATAACTGGAAGTGGAGATTCTAACCATACTCATACATTCTCTACAAACAGTAAAGGAAACCATAGACATGGTATGGATTTTGGTGATGGAACAGATGATCAAGGTGGTTCTGGTCCTAAAGATACTGCTGATTGGGTTGGAAATTACAACTATAATACCAAGCAAGCAGGACAGCACTCCCACAGTGGAACTACTGCTGGCATGAGCCAAAATCACAAACACGCTTTTGCTTTTAGTTTTAGTGGAAGTGATAGTGTTAGCATTAGTGTTAGTGGTACTACTGGCAATCCAAATAATAGAGGAACAAGCACACAAGGTTCCTCTGCGACAAATGCAAACTTACCACCTTACTATGCTCTGTGCTTTATTATGAAAGCATGATATAATATAGTCCTAGGACTTGTAATATTGATTATTTTAATGGAAGAGTTAATTCAAGTGATGAAGATCTTATCTAAGGATGAGGTCAATAAAATTAACAAGTATGTTGATACTTTAGATTTTAATAAAAATTCAGTATTTGGTAAGGATGATGGTCCATCCAGAGTAAATGAAGATATTAGATCTAGTGTAGGATCTGCTATGAGTGAAGATGCAGAGGAAACTCACATCTTACATAATGCAATGAATGATGCTTTAATTAAATATAAGAAAAGGTGTCAAAAAATCCACCCAAACTTTGGTTATGCACCAATGATTGGAGCTCAAGATACAGTATCTTGGAGAGAAGGATTGCAAGTTCTAGAATATCAAGAAGGACAAAAATATAATTTTCATCATGATGCAGCAACATCAGAAAATATACCAGAGTATCATAGAAAAATATCGATTATTACTTACCTAAAAAATGCTGAACAAGGTGGTGGAACATTATTCCCACATGCAGGTTTTAAACCATCTCCAGGTTATGCTTTGATATTTCCATCTAATTGGTGCTATCCACATTCTGGAGAACCAGTTACAAAAGGGAAAAAAAGAGTTGCTGTTACCTGGTACTATGTACGTAATAGGGTGGCTAAATAAAACATAGAAATCCACCTGGACAGTAGTATAAGAAGATGCCTCTTAATAAGCTGGAGAACTTTATAAAGAATAGTGAAGGTCGTATTCTTTATGTTAATCCCAATGACCTTGATGCCACGGATGGAATTGAAAACCAGGGCAACTCTCTAACTAAACCATTCAAAACGCTTCAAAGAGCGTTAATTGAATCTGCTAGATTCTCTTATTTGAAGGGTAATGATAATGATATTACCGAAAAAACTACTATCTTATTATTCCCAGGTGAACACTTAGTTGATAACCGCCCAGGATTTGGTATTAAGGATGTAAACGGCACTGCTACTGCTATCAGTCCAGGTAGTACAGAATCTGGTGCTCAGAATACTTTAACTCTAACACTAAATTCAAACTTTGATTTAACCCAGGAAGATAATATTCTCTATAAGTTCAATAGTACCGAAGGTGGTGTTATTGTTCCCAGAGGTACGTCTATTGTTGGTCTTGACTTAAGAAAGACAAAAATTAGACCTAAGTATGTACCAAACCCAACTGATGATAATGCAAAACCAACTGCAATCTTTAGGGTAACTGGTGCATGTTATTTCTGGCAGTTCTCTATCTTTGATGGTAACGAATCTGCGTTAGTATATACAGATCCTACCAACTTTGACGAGACTAATCAATCTAAACCTATTTTCTCTCACCATAAAGTTACTTGCTTTGAGTATGCTGATGGTGTAAACAAGTTAGACAAGTTTGGTGGTCTAACAGATTTGGATGTTTACTATAGTAAACTATCTAATGCATATAACAGAGCATCCATCAGAGACATTGATGAGAAGTTCCCTGATAAGGATGGTGGATTTGCAAAGCAAAGACCAGAATTTGAGATTGTTGGTGCTTTCTCTTCTGACCGCTTACAGATTCAAAATATTATTTCTGGTGATGGTAATACTGCTGGTCAAGTAGTTACTGTAACTACAGCAGTTCCTCACCAATTAAGTGGTGGCACTCCTATTAAAATTGAGGGTGTAAACGATCTTACTTACAATATTTCAACTAAAGTACAGAATGTACTAAATGAGACTCAGTTTACTTATCTACTACCATTTGTACCACCTAACTTGAAAGCAGGTCCTGCTGGTGGTCTAAGTGCTGGTTCTGCTGAAGTCAGTGTTGAAGTTGATACTGTTACTGGTGCATCACCTTATATCTTTAACATCTCCTTGAGATCTGTTCTAGGTATGCAAGGCATGAAGGCGGACGGTGCTAAGGCAACTGGATTCCGCTCTATGGTTGTTGCACAGTTCACGGGTATCTCTCTACAAAAAGATGACCGTGCTTTTGTCAAGTATAACCCCAACAGCAGATCTTTTGATGGTATCAGTTATCAAAAGCAAGTTGGTGAAAGATTATCTTCTGAGGCATCTTCACTAAACCCTGCAACTGTCTATCACTTAGATAAAGATGCAGTGTATCGAGATGGGTGGAAAACCTCACACATTGCTATTACAAACGATGCTGTTCTACAGATCGTTTCGGTATTCGCTATTGGTTATCATAGACATTTCTTTGCAGACACTGGTGGTGATGCTTCTATCACCAACTCAAACTCCAACTTTGGTCAGTTTGCTCTAGTTGCTGAGGGATTTAAGAAAGAATCTTTTGATAAGGATGATAAAGGTTTCATTACCTCTATTATCGCACCTAAGGCAGTTGTAAGTAGTGAAACGGAAGTTGAACTAGGACAGTTTAATAAAGCTATCATCAATAGTGTTGGTTCCAATGAAAAACTATTCCTTCTTGGTCAAAACAATGTAAACAACCTACCATCCGAAATTGCACAGGGTTTCAGAATTGGTGCAAGAGTTGGTGAAAAAATCTTCGTTGACCTAAAAGATAGTGGTGGTAATGATATTACACCATCAGCCATCATTTCGATGTCTAAGAAAGTTAGTGGTGTAACTCAGACTGTAAATGTAACATCTGAGAAGAATTATGAAGGTGTTCATAATGATACTACTCAAGGTAGTGCAACACTAATTCATAAAATTACACTATCTAATCTATATGATGCTGGTGCAAAGCATGATCTGAATAATGGTGAATCTATCAGAATCATTGCAGAGAATGGAGACCTTCCAGAAGGATTAGATCCACACAGAACTTACTATGCAATTACTTCTGAGAAGAACTCCACAAGAACTGATAACATTGGTCTTACTGATTATGAAATTCAGATTGCATCCTCTAAAACCAATGCTGAGAGAACCACTCCAGTATACATAAAAACTATTTCCAATCCTGCTGCTGGTAAGTTAAAGATTATCAGTAGAGTAGCTGATAAAAAACCTGGAGAACTAGGTCACCCAATTCAATTTGATTCTACCGCTGGTAACTGGTTCATCCATGTTCAGGGTGCATCTAATGAAATCTATACTAATAGAGCTCAACTAGATGATACTAATGAGGATATTCCATACATTAAGAGAAGAAGTGACGATAGAAGTTTAGATGACAAACTATTCAAAGTTCGCTATGTAATTCCAAAAGAATTGCAGAACTCTAGAGATCCTAATGATAGTTTCATTATTCAAGACTCTAGTTTCACTAATGTAAGATTTGATTCTGATTTCACTAGAACTTCTATTGGTTCTACTGATTATGACTTTAATAGAAATCCAAGATTTATCTCTCATCTATTCTATAACAGTACAACTAGAGTTGCTAGAATTAGATCCGATAAAAATCACAATCTAAGAATTGGTGATCAGATTATTGTAAAAAATATTATTGATACTGTTAATACTTCAGGTGCAGGTGATAAGGGTTTCAACGGTACTTTTGTTGTAACTAATGTTCTAAATTCTAAGACCTTTGAATATGTAACTACTGATGTCTTAGGTAACTCTCGTATTGTTGGTGCATATACTAATGATCCAACTACTGCAAGAACAACTGCTCTACCTAGATTTGAGAAGAACAATAACCAAGAAAATCTATTCATCTATAGAACAGAGACTATCCTACCTTATATTGAAGGTGCCCAAGATGGTGTCTTCCACCTATATGTTCTAAATGGTGGCAATTCCCTTGAGGAAGAGTTTACTACTTCAAAGTATAATCAGAATGTTGTAAACCTTTATCCAGAACTTGATAGAGATAACCTCAATGACAATCCACAGGAAGCAGCTAGTTATGCTAAGAGATTCCCGATTGGTGATGTTGTAACTAACGATCTTAAGAAGAGTATTACTAGAGAGTCTACTAATAAACTACTGCGTAGTTTTGATGTTGCAAATGAAATCTCTGATGTTGATGACAACACTACTTCCGCTGTTCTAACATTTAATAGAGAGCATACTTTAAATGGTTTAGTTTCTGCTAGCAGCTTAACTGGCGGTGGTGGTCATACTGATGGTACTTATTATAATGTAAAGATCTTTGATGATGCTTCTGCTCCTGCATCTGCTGTATGGAAAGGTGCAACTGCTACTGTAGTAGTTAATGGTGGATCTGTTACTAACTTTAAGATTGAAGAACCTGGTTCGGGATATACTTCATCACTATCACCTTTATATTTTGATAGCTCACTTCCAGAAGATGGTGGTATTGGTGGAGCACCTAGTGCGAACATTTCTATTGTCGATTCTAACATTCAACTTGCAACAGGTGATTATGTTCAGGTAACTGGTATTACCACTGGTACTGATAATTATTTCAGAATTCAAGATGTTCCAGCAACCAATAAGATTAACATCAAGAAATCTGGACAAGAAACTATTCTAAATGGTCAGAGTGTTGTTAGTGTTGGACCTGTTGCTGAAGTTAGTGGCACCCCATCTACTTCAAATCAAGTAACTACTATTAGTACAACAAGAGCACATGGATTATCCAAAGGTTCTAAATTTAGAGTTCTTGATACAAATGACTCTAATCTAGGTGATTATGTTGTTAGTGAAGTTGTTAGTGTAACTCAGTTTAGACTTTCAAATGCACCATCAAATATAAGTAGTGCAAAATATATCTTGAAACATGCATTATCATCACATAATGCAAACTCTGGTAGAGATGGTGAAAGTTTGGGTACTAGAGGATTTGGTTTATATGATAATGTTTCTCTAAAACTAACCAATGCAATCTCAACTACCGATCAGATTCCAGTTGCTCTACCTGATGGTGGAGGTACTGATGCTGATATTAGAGTAAGATTCCCACTAGGTTCTTATTTCCAGATTGATGATGAGATTATGAGAGTCGTTGATACGACTTTAGCTAATGGAGTAAAACTAAAAGTTATCCGTGGTGCATTAGGTACTATTGTTGAACCTCATGCAAATAATCAACTAGTTAAGAAGATTAAACCTCTTGCGATTGAACTTCGCAGACCTTCTATTCTTCGTGCATCTGGTCATACTTTTGAATATCTTGGTTATGGACCTGGTAACTATTCAACTGGTTTACCACAGGTACAACTTAAGACTCTAACTGAAAGAGAAGAATTCCTATCACAATCCCAAGAAACTTCTTGTGGTACTGTTGTTTACACTGGTATGAATGACAAAGGTGATTTCTATATTGGAAACACCAAGATTTCATCTGACTCTGGTGAGCAGGTAACCTTTGATATTCCCGTTCCAACTGTAACTGGTGAAGATCCAAGTAGACTCAGTGTTGTCTTTGATGAAGTTATTGTTAAGGATAGACTACTTGTTGAAGGTGGAACATCTAAACAAATTCTATCTCAGTTTGATGGTCCTGTTACCTTCAACGGTAAAGTAAGATTTAACAGAGATTTGAGAATTACATCAAATCTAACTGTTGATGGTGTCGGCAGATTTACTAATGAAGCACAAGCAAATACTTCATGTGACAATGCTGCATCAGGTAGCTTAATTGTTGAGGGTGGTATCTCAGTTGGTAAGGCACTATCTAGAGGAAATAACCAAAGTAGAGCGATTACCGTAATGAACGGTACTGTTAAACTATGTGATACTACTGCTGCATCAGCTGGAAGTCAGGGTTCATTAGTAGTTGATGGTGGTGTAACTATTAACGGCACGGGTGCTGCATTATATGTTGAAGGTAGTAGTTTCTTTAACCAAACGGCAAGATTCGGTTCAAATAGTGCCTCAAGCTCACTTGAAGTAGGTCTTCGACCCATTACCGATGCTGCTGCTAATGGTGGTGCGGGTGTAGCACTTGGATCTGCATCATTTGCATTTGCTGAAGCACACATTGGTAGGATTCAAATTGGTGTATATGATGGTACTCCTGATAATGGAAATCAGCATATTACAACTAGATCTGGACCATTAAGATTAAACTCTGCCTCTGGTGATATTGAATTAAAAGGTGACATACTTGTAACAGGGAAATCTACATTTGAGGATGATGTTTTAATTGAAGGAGATTTGAATGTTACTAAGGATATTACTGCATTCTACCAATCATCCGATAGAAATCTGAAGAAGAATATTAAACCAATCCCAGATGCTCTAGCAAAAATTCTATCTATAAGTGGAAATACTTATGAAATGATTGCTGATGGTTCTGCAAGTACTGGTGTAATCGCACAAGAACTGGAAGCACTTGGTCTTCCCGAACTAACTAGAGTTAATGAGAATGGATACTTATCAGTTCAGTATCACAAAATCATTCCTATTCTAATTGAAGCAATCAAAGAACTCAATTCTAAGGTTGACGCTTTATCATAATAAATAACTAAAAAATTAGTATAAATGGCTAATATCAAGAAGGCTTTCAACTTCCGTAACGGAGTTCAAGTTGATGACGACAATTTGATTGTTAATTCAAATGGACTAGTTGGTGTCGGTACTACCGTACCAACGGAAGCCTTGGATGTTCGCGGAAGGGTTAGGGTTATTGCAGACTCTGCCGTTGCTGGTTCTGGTGTTGTAAATGCCACTACTGGTATTATTACTGCTTTAAATGTAACTTCCGAACTTGAAGTTGGAAGTTCCAAACTTCACCTTGGGCAAGTTGGAACTGGTGTAAGTGTTGGTTATCCTGCTGGTATTATAACAGCATCTGATGGAGGAACTGTCACTTATTATGGTGATGGTCAATATTTACAGAATCTACCTACTTCACAATGGCAAAATGTTGATGTTGGATTAGGTTATGCGAGTGTTTATGTTACTGATGCCATAGGTGCTGTTGGTATTGCAACTGTCGACCCACGATTTACTTTACAGATTGGTGGTAATAATGACCTCAACGACTTTAAAGATGGTGTAGGTATAAGCAGTGGTGGAATTGTTGCTACTGGTGTCGTTACTGCGACGGAATTTAAAGGTGATTTTACTGGTGATGTAAATGCAGGTATCGCAACTGTTGGTTTCTTAACAGCAACCGAAGGTATGAATGTTGCTGGTGTTATTACTGCAACAACATTTAAAGGAACATTAGAAGGAAATTTATTAGGTAATGTTACTGGAGATGTATCTGGAAATCTATCAGGATCTTTGGATGTAGGTATCGCAACTGTTGGATTCTTAACTTCAACTGGAAATGTAAATGTTGCTGGTATTCTCACCTCAGGTACTTTAGTCTCTGATCAATTAGAATCTAGAAGAGCATTATTTGTTGAAGAGATAAGTTGTAAAGGACTTCAAGCTAGTGCTGGTATTCTTACTGCTCAATCAGCAGTTCTAAGCGATTCAATATTAGGTATTGCAACAGCATCTACTTTAAGAGTAGATAAGATTGGTATTGGTTTAAATGCTCCAACGCAAGACTTTGATTTCTTAAAGGTAGGTATTGCGACAGTACAGATTGTTGGTACTGAAAGTGTGATACTCAGTATCGGTCAAAGATCAGCTATTCAAACTGGTGTTGCAGTTAGCACTGGTGGAATGAGATTTGGTTCTACCGATAAATCTTTTGATCTTTACAATGGAGATAATGGAGATTTTAATTACTATCTACAATTATCTGGTCAAGTAGGTCTTAATACAGGATCTTTTAATTGGTATCATACCACAAATAAACGCATGACCTTAACTTACGACGGTAAGTTAGGTATCAATAATGATGCACCAACTGAGATTCTTGATGTTATTGGAGATTCCAAACTTACTGGTAATGTAACTATTACTAATGACTTAATTGTTCAAGGTAATATAAACGGAACAGTAGTTCTTGATCCAATACTTAATGATATAAATCTCAATAATACCGCAGGTGTATCAACTATTTCAGATATTGTAGTACAGAATCTACAGGGAACATCAGTTGCGATTGGTACTGATAGAGATAAATCTATTTTTACACTCGGTGGAGGTTTAGATGCTTCCAGAACTGCTGGTGCATTTGGTCTTTTATCTGTAGGAACAACTGCTACTGATAATGCAGGAAATTCACTCTTGGTTGATAACGGTACAACATCATTTGGAAATAATTTAGTTGGTATTGGAACAACTACACCCGCAGATGCTTATGGAACTACGGGTTATGGATTAAAAGTTCTTGGTGGAGCTAATGTCTTCGATAAAAGTAGACTTAATCTTGTAGGTGGTACTGTTTTAAATCTTCAAGGTACATCTATACTTGGTGTTGGTACAGCTGCACCTAGATGTGCAGTTGACTTCTCAGAGGCAGCTTATTTTAGTAATGGCGCATCACCCATATCATATATGGTTCCTCCAAAAGTTACAACTACTGAAAGAGATGCTTTTACAGATTTTGATGCTGGACCAGTAGAAGTTGGTGCATTTATATACAATACGACTGTCAACAAACTACAAGTTTGGGATGGAAGTAATTGGAACAACTTACATTGATAGGGGGGAAATAAGATATGGCACCAGGAGTAACAAAAGTAGATAACGGTGGTCCACTTACTACACATTCAGCAGGAAAATTTCAAATAACAACTGCAGGACCATATTTCACATCAGGTGAAATCAAGTTCAGTGTTTTAAGAAGACTTTTTAAAGAAGAAACATCAGGAGAAGTTAAGGCAAGTGAACTTCGTAGAGTTACATCTACATCTGAAACTAATCCTATTGTTCCAGATTCTACTCAAAACGCACAAATTTCCACTGAAAACAATTTGAGTATGTCCCAGTTTAGGGGATCTGTTAAACGATATTATGCAGACTCTATTAGTGATGGAGATCAAGTCCATTTAAATCACTATGATGGCAATAATGGTATTGACTGGTCTAATGGTGGAACAGGTGGAGCAGACGGATCAGCTGCAAATAATAACTTATCTAAAAATATTCAAAAATTTGTACATTGGTTGAATTTGGCATATTCATCTGATAATGATGGTGGTGATGGTGGATCTGTAGAGAGTAAAAATGGAACTGGTTTAGGTAAAATACCAGCAATGAGTCTAGAACCCGCCATATCAGGGGGTGCATACGGTGTATATAATTTACAATTAAATGTTAGTGGAAAAATATATGGTGCCGCTGGTAGAGGTGGATATAAAAATCAAACAAACAATGAAGATACTAGAAGAGGAAAGGCGGGTGGTACTGCGTTAAAAATTTCACATTCTGGTTCAACAACAGTTGTTTATGTTGAAAATGGTGCCAGAATCCACGGTGGTGGAGGTGGTGGTGAACAAGGTAAGATGGGAGAAGATGGGGAAAGAGGACAATGTATCAGAAAAGTATTCACAACTGTTTCAGGATCATGTGGTGGTGGAGTACCATCTTGTCCTACTGATTATACTAGGGTTTCGACAAGTACAGAAGTCTGTAGTACATCTCAAGAAAACTGTAGATGGATTGATGCTGATGATCCCGATGAACCTGGACACGAGGATGGAAGTGGAAAAAGGTGTGATACAGTTGAAGTTTATAGAATCATTGCAGAATGTCAAGCAAACGTGGGTGAACCTGGACCAGAACCAATAAGAGGTGTTGGTGGTAAAGGTGGAGATGGTGCGGGTTGGTTAGATGGTCAATATAGATCTAATGGTCGAGAAGGTGAGTTAGGAACTCAAAATATACTTCCAGATTGTCCTGGTGATACGCTACCAAGCGACAGGGTCGCCGCAGGAGATGGTGGAAGAGGCGGTAACGGTGGTGCTCCAGGAAGAGCTGGGCAATTCACTACATCGTCCGACAGAGGCGGTTCTGGAGGCGCTGCTATTTGTGGTAATAACTTCTCAGTAGAAGGAAATAAGAACAGTAAAACCTTAAAAGTTAGATATGATGGATCATGTATTGGTGAAACATCAGAAAATGCAGGATCACCACCAGGTCTCCCAGGAATTGAAATAGATGAGGAACCAACATATGTAAGATTTAGGGGTACTGGTGGTGTAAAGTCTATACTTGTAACAGCACCAAACGGTGGATTCGCTAATTTCGGAATAAAATATGAATGGGATGATAGTTCACGTACGGATGGACGACACTTAGATTTCTTTGATTTCCAACAAACCATATTTGAAAGAAAAGGTGAAAAAGGTAGCATGTCCAGAAGATTTGATAATGATATAGGTACTGGTGAATATCCTATTATCTGGGGGGATCTTCATCCTAGAAATCAATCCAGTAGTGATCCAGGTTATCCAAAAGTATCTAAAACCCTAATGGATCCTCGTATGAGGGATCAAGCTTTGAAGTTACTTGACTTACCCCGAGATACAAATATTGAAGAAATGAATGTACTAGGTCTTGTAGATAATGATGGCGATGATGCAAACGGAGGGATTTTGATCTACAAGGACAGTAAGGTGCCATATCCTCCAGCAACAATAAAATATAAACTCACTTCGACACTAGAAAATCCAATTACAAATGTATCTGGTTCTAGCGATCGAAATGATCCTCTGTTCAATATACCAAATGATTTTCCAGCACCAGGACAATCAAAAACATATACTTATAGTTGGAGACCAGTGAAATACACTCCAATAAAATATTTTATCACTGCAACAGGACCAGGTGGAACATCTAAAGTAGAATTTACTGTTGTATAAGGCTTGACAAAGTCTTAGATTATCTGTAGAATCTCTTTGTTGCTTTTGAAGGATGAGATTTAGCTTAGCTATTGGGAATCCTCCATATGGTGTTGGAGGTAATCTTGCTATTAAATTTTTAAATAAAACATCAGAAGTTACTGATGATATTAGATTTGTATTACCTACATCTGTAAGGAAGCCATCTTCCTTGAATAAGATTGTAGGTCATTTACATTGTAGTGTAGATGAAGATCTAGATCCTTCAACCTTCCCTGGTGGTATTAGTGCTGTAAAACAATACTGGGAAGTTAAAAACACATCGAGATTCCAAGTAGGTGTTGGGGAGATACCTATGCATAAGGAACATCCAGACTTTGAGTTCTTACCTTATGAGAGAAGGTTTGATGCTGATGTTTTTGTTGGTGAATATGGCTGTGGACCCAGTGGTAGAGTCAAGATCGAGAACTTTACCCACTATGCGAAAGGACATCATTTTTTGAAAACTAGATGTCCAGAAGTTGTAAATAATATGCTAGAATTTGCTGATTCGTTTCGTGCAACTGCTACACAGTGTAATGGAAGGTATCACTTTGGCAAGAACGATTTGATTTCAACTTATATTAGATGTCTTGAAGAAAGAGATGGCAAAGAATAAGCATAATCAAGATGTTGGATCTACGATTGAAAGATCCGATGAAAGAATCAAAGTAACTCAAGAAGTTTTCACTCCGATGGAACTTGTTGAGCAGATGATTGATGAGATTGATATTGAATTACTAAAAGACCCAGAGAGTACATTTATTGATAACTCTGCTGGTTGTGGTAACTTTCTAGTTGGAATGAAGAATCGTTTACTACAGTTTCATAATGAAGATCATATTCTAAACAATATGTTATATGCTGTAGAAATGATGGAAGATAATCATAAGGAACTGTGTGCAAATCTTGGAGTTCCTGTAGATCATCCACACTATGTTTGTGCTGATGCTTTAGAGTATGATTACTCTTTCGATGAAGAAGTGGGTTTAGAGCAGGGTCTAGGTAAGATCAGAAGACCTGACGATTATACACCACCAGAACCCAATACAGATCCTAGTGAGGCATCCTTAGAACAGTTCTTCTAGTGGCACAGGGGGTTGACAGGATAGAAAAATCAGTGTATATTGTATGTGTGGTTGGGCGAATCGCCAAACAACCGCATTACACAATGCCAAAGGCAGACAATGACTATCTTTAATGAAATTACGATTCCCACTGGATTTATCGATTGGGAAGACTTTAGAGAGTCTGGCATCCTTTATGAACTCGCTGAGATGTATCATAAAGAGATTATCAAGACACTTGAATACAAAACTTGTGAAGTAGTATCATGCACAGTTATCGCTGTTGATACTGTTCGCAAACTTGGACAGGCAAATGTGGGTCGTGTTCGGGGTAATGACAAAGATGTATATGACATCGTTGACAAGAACCTGACTCCTGGTTGGAATATCAACAAACTTCCTCCTTTTGTCTTTGCAGATGACGATGAACCTGTGAATGGAAACCACCGTTTCCGTTGGTTCGATGAGCATCAAGTTCCTTATGTTCCTGTTCTGAAAGTAGTCCCCAAACTGGGATTCTCTAAGAACGATGTCATCAATGAGATTGGGTTGAAGTATCAACCTCGTCCTGAAGGCACATCATCCGCCTTCGATGACTACAAAGCACGGGGTATTTTGTGGGTGATCGAACAGAACTCTTTGCGTGAAGATGCTCGCGTAACTGAGACTGAAGTTCGTAACTGGGTACAAGAGTACGCAGATTTTGAGACTCCCGATACTCAAGAACGCCTTGTAAAGGCAATCTACAACGCAACTGAGAAGAAAACCTTCCTTGCAAACTTTACCCGTGGTGAGGGTATTCGTTTCTTCTCCAAGAAAGGAATCAAGATTCAAAGCACTGCTGCTGATGTTCGTGGTTCTAGTGTTGATCGTCTCGTAAGTGCTATGGGTCCAGTTCATGTTTATCGTGACTTTTTCCCACAGTTCTTTGAAGATGCTGCAAACGGCATCTCTACAACTATTCACTTCTATGTGAATACAAACAATGTAGACGATGAGATTGGTGTTCTGCATCTGATTCGTGAGCGTATGGATGAGATTGAAGATTACATTGAAAACTTTGGTAAGATTCTAGGTAAGAATGAAGCTACACGGATTCGTTCTTACTTGTCTTACGGTTATCGATTGCCACATCTGGTAGACCTTGATCGTGGTGATCTGGTAGCACTCCAGAACTGACATCCAGTTCACAGACCGTCCATGGGGTTCCCCCGTGGGCGGTTTTCTGCTATAATTACTCCATACTGAACAGGACAAACACTTGACCATCACACTTCGCCCCCATCAGCAGGATGCTCTGGCAGCGATGCAGAAGTATGAAAAGGGTCAGGTCATCATTCCTACTGGTGGTGGTAAAACTCTTGCCATGATCACTGATGCAAAGCAACAGTTTGATCGTGAGGGATCTACCACTATTGTTGTGGTTGCTCCTCGTATTCTGCTGGCAGAACAACTCTGTAAAGAGTTTCTGGATGTTATCACTAATGCTGCTGTTTACCATGTTCACAGTGGTGAAACTGAGCACTTCAGCAGCACTAAACCTGCATTGATTGCTAATTGGCATCGCCAAGCATATCGCAATCAACTAATCTTTACTACCTACAACTCTCTGAATCGTATTCAAGAGTCAGGTATTCATGTTGATACAATTTATTTTGATGAAGCGCACAATTCTGTCAAGCGTAATTTCTTCCCTGCCACTGAACATTTTTCTTCTGACGCTGATCGCTGCTATTTTTTCACTGCTACTCCTAAACACTCTGTTACCGTCTTCAAACCTGGGATGAATGATGGTGCTGTTTATGGTCAGGTGATCTGCAATGTTCCTGCACCTAAACTGGTTGAGCAAGGTTACATCCTTCCTCCTAAAGTTGTTGTGAAGGAGCTCCCTCAGGGTGATTTCAAGCAATCTGATAGTCAGAATCTTCTGGATACCATTGATGACAATTCACTGGATAAGATTCTGGTTGCTGCACGATCCACTAAGCAGATTGTGCAACTTACCACTCAATCTGACTTCACGATGCAACTGGAGCAGCGTGGTTACAACTGGATGTATATCACCAGTAAAACTGGTGCAATCATCAACGGGCAGAAAGTTACCCGTGAGCAGTTCTTCAACACGCTGAACGCTTGGGGTCGTGACAACAAAAGATTTGTTGTGATGCATCATTCTATCCTTTCTGAAGGTATGAATGTCAAAGGATTAGAAGCAGTTCTTTTCATGCGTAACATGGATTATATTGGTATCTCCCAATCAATCGGGCGTGTAATCCGCCTGGGAGGCGCTGAGAAAACTTTTGGGTTGGTTTGTGTACCTGTTGCCGATAAAGTGGGCATCAGCACTGCTAAGAGCGTTCAGGCAGTTGTGAATACTGTCTTCTACAAAGGTGAACCTGCTGTTTCTGTGGTGCGCCGCTGATGCTGTCTGATAACATTTATGAGCATGTCCTTCAGGTCGCAAGATCATCACCATCCAAGAAGCAGGTTGGTGCTATTCTTCTCAATAAAAGTAAAGTTGTAGTCTCAGCAACTAATCTTGAAACAAAATCACATCCACTGCAAGCATCATTTGCAGTTCGTGTAGGAAGACCTGAGAAGATTTATCTTCATGCAGAGATTGCTGCACTTGTAAAGTGTAGAAGTGAATGTGACACGATTGTAGTTGCAAGATTAGGTGGACATTCTGGTGAAGAACTAAGAAATGCAAAGCCTTGTCCTGTTTGCGCTCTCGCATTGAAAGAAGCAGGAGTTAAGAAAGTTCATTACACTACGGATGATGGTTTTCTCTATCAGTATGCCAGTGATTGAACCGACACAAACCCTGTACTTCCTACCCTGAATCGGGTATAATAACTGTATCAGCAAAAAACCCATGCGCTGCATCGTAAAACTTCAAAAAAACGGTTACATCATCAAGGAAACCGTTCATACTGACGATCCGTATTACGCTGAAAGCGTTGCACTTGCACGAAACCCTGGTGCAGAAGTTCTATCTTCTGATGTAAGGTATTGAAATGAAAATCAAAGAAGAAACCATGTCTGAAATTACATCAAAGCGTAAAGCAATGGCAGTCTGCAATCAAGGTCTTGTAGAACAACTTCAAGAGATTATTTCACAACTTGAATGGGATTGTTATGATGATGTGACTGTTGAAATTGGTGGCACTCAAGTCTCTGGTATTGATGTTGGTGAAGTCTACAATAAGAAGTGGCAGTCACCTAAAGGAACACGCAAGTATAATAAAGATGCTTTTATTGTCATCAAGAACCAAGGTCGTAGGGATCTAAGTAAGACACAACCTTTCCCTGAAGGTGAATTCAAACCAGCACATCCTTATGAGTCAAAGTCCTGAAGATTATCGTAAATTCTATAAACCTCAAAATCGAAAATTACTGAGTCCCGTTGTTGGTGATCCTGATGGATATGTCACTAAAGATGGTCAATGGGCAGCAGTTCCATTTGGCAATAGTGATGCAAAATTGGCGATTATTAACAACGGAAAAGTAGTGCATACTGCAAGAAATTATAGTTCTGCACTTACATACATAAAGAAACAAATTTCCGCTGGTAAGAAGCGCCGTAAGAAAAAATGAAAGATCAGAACTCGGTTCAAGAAGTTGAAACTAAGGGTGAAAAGTGGTACAGAGCAAAGGCATTGTTCCTAGAGTCTGTCATCAAACCAGATAGTGATCTCCGTTCTTGTGCTCACAATCAACATTGTTATTATGAACTAATGGAAATTCGTAGTCAAATCATGGACTATGTTGCACATTTACATAATCCCCACCAATGAGGATAGGTGTACTTTGTTCTGGAAATGGTTCTAACTTTGAGAACATTGTAAGAACCTGTAAACGCGATGAAGTTGTAGTTATGATCTACAACAAATCAAAGTGTGGTGCTCATAAGAGAGCAGATAAACTTGGTATTCCAAACTGTCACTTAAAATCTAAGAATGAGTTTGAGATTATCAGTTTACTTCAAGCTTGGGGTGTTGAACTTGTAGTTCTTGCAGGATGGATGAGAATTGTATCCCCAAAATTGATAAATGCCTTTCCTGATAGGATTATCAATGTTCATCCATCATTGTTGCCAAAATATAAAGGTCTCCATGCTATTGAACAAGCAATGGAAGCAAATGATAGTGAAACTGGTTGCACGGTTCACTTTGTAAGTGAAGAACTTGATAGTGGACCTATCATTATACAGAAAGCAGTTCCTATTCTTGAAGATGATGATGTAAAGACTCTTACAAGAAGAATACAACTTGCAGAGTATGAAATTTTACCCAAAGCTATTGATTTACTTCGCTAATGTGGAGTTGACAATAGGGGTAAATAGTAGTATGATCAGGTTATAAAACACCAATACATCATGGCTTACAAACCGTATAGTCCAGAATGGCATAGGTATCGATACTTGAAAGAGGCGATCGATAAGTATTTGGATGATTATGTTGATAATGAAGTAATCGTCAAGGACATTCTGGATATTGTGTGTGTTCGTCAGGAACGAGCACATGCCGAGTATCACAAACTCGAAGACCTAGAGTTAAAACTAAGAGACTAATATGCTATCTACTGCTTACCGACTTCGTCTTGAGTCTATCTGTACTTGTATTGCAAATAAAGAAGAAGTTCCTCTGGAAGATATGATCTGGGCAGAGAAACTTGCTAAGCGTCACACTACTGCTAGAGATTGGTTGAACAAAGCAAGACGCCATGCTGCTCAAGATATTGAAGAGGGCAGTATTGATGATTTTATGAATAGGATGGGACTAGGTGATCCCGACCCATCCAATTATAAAACGGGATTTGATGGTGCAGAAGATATTAAAGATTGGTTCCAAAGAGATAAACCTGACGATTGGAGACAGCGTGACTAAGATTACACCAGAAACTTACGAGGAAATGAATCGTGAGTTTGAAGAAGAAGGACTCGCCTTCAGAATTATTGTCCCAACACAAGAACAAATTGATGACTGGCAAAAAGGTAACAGAACTGAATATAGTAAATAACTTAGTGGAAAAGATTGCTGAACTCCTTGATGCAGAAGTTCATCACTCTCTTCTGGTTGACTATAAAGGTCAAGAACAAAGAAAAATTTCAATCGTATATACGGAGAAAGAATGATGGGCACTGTTGTCTTGTATTCAAATGGCAATCAAGAGTGTGAACGCGCTAAGAATCTGTTAGAAACACTTAACTTTCAGATTCAAGTATATAAATTAAATCATCATTTCTCACAAAGAGGATTTGAAGCAGAGTTTGGCAATGAAGCAGAATATCCACAAGTTAATGTTGGATTTAAACATATTGGTGGACTAAAAGAAACTCTAAATTATTTGAAAAACGAAAAAATTATTAAATGACTAATCCAGTTTCATATATAAAAAACACTAGGAAAACCTATCGAAAAGATCTTCAAGAAGTTATTACTGAAGTTCAAGTTCAGTTTGCTAATGAAGAACCTGCATGGATTCCTTTTGCAACTTTATTGAGTATGATGGAGAAATTAGATGCAAACTTGGTTTGAATATATTTCACGGACTTGGTTTGAGTGGGGTAAACCCCAAAGCTTTGATCCTGATGCGTATAAATCTTATGAACATTCTATGAGTGATTATCCTCAACATTGGGGAGCACTTTGGCCTGTTTATTATAATGAACCATCTCAAGAAGAAATTGATAATCAGTGTCCTATGTTTGCTGATCCAAACATCTTTCTTTTAGATCAAGGAAACTATAAGTTAGATAAGGATGCTAAGATTTTTTGTTGGAAAAAAGACGAAAAATATGTACACTCTATAGGTATTAAACTTTGTGGAGTTGATCTATGGGTAGATTCCAAATACTTCTCTACTAATAGATCAAAAGATGGAACTTCAATTCCGCATTTTAATTACTTAGAAAATCCACCACCAATCGTACCTGATAGGGAATCTGAAGGTTGGTATGCTTTATATAAAGAAACTGTTGGTTCTTGTGCAGCATGGGTTGATGCTGGTCAGGATATTCAGCAACGATATGAAGATCATATTAGAGTGACAAGGTTTCCAGAACTGGCAAATGTATAAATTTTTAAGACAATGTACCACGATTTTTTAGATAACTTACCTAACTATCAATATCAAAAGATGTACGGTAAAAATGGACAAAGGGGAGTTCAAAAAGAGGTTAATGACGGGGAAGATAGCAAATCCCAAACCCTGGATGTACAAAGGGGTGAAAAGTGATGAGCAATCTAAACTTACATGGTGGCAATCAGTAAAGAGATGGATTCATGAAAAAGTTAATCTATATCGTTCGTGAATATCTTTGGTGGGGTTCTGAAATCCTATCAGATATTTTGTATCCATATAATGATGATGAGTATAACTCTAGTGATATGAAGGTATCCATCAACACTCAGAGTATCTTAGATGATTATATGAAAACTACCAATGAACGAGTAGAAAGACTGCAAAGTGAGATGATTCAGGTTCAAAATCAACTCAATAATCTAAATAGGTCGTTAAGGGACAAATCCGAATGACCCATGAAAGACAAGAAAGCAACCAAACTAATCATTAAAAGAGCTAAAAAACATCCTGATTGGTACACTAAAGAAGAGTTGATGTATGTTAAAATGATCAGGAAACTCATTAAAGCGGAGGAAAAGAAGGGAAATGAACACACACTTTGACTGGACAATCAGTCATTTAAGAAAGTATGCCATTCATGATGGGAACCCTGATATTGTATATGAGGTTGGATATTCTCTTACTGGCATCAATACAACTGGTGTCGCATTAACAGAGTATTATACTCGCGGTAGTCTACAGTTAAATACTGATAATATCACTGATCCTGTTGCATACTCTGATATTACAAAGGATAATATAGTTGCTTGGATCAATCAACAGTACCCAAACATTGAAGAGTCTGTTATTGATCGACTCAATACATCCAATCAATCAATAATTAAAAACATGCCTTGGGAATGATGGTAAATGATGATTCTTTGACTGTAGAGCAGAATCAAGATGGTTCCTTTACATTAGAATGGGATAAAGAAGATCCTAAATGGAATTTCTTAAATGGATTGACATCCAAAGAAATTACTGCTATGATTGAAACTGCATTGAAAATGGATGAACTTAATGACAGAAGAGAGTAGTTACGCACTTCGTCAATTAGAAGATGCTGTAGAAGATGCACTTGAATCAGATTGTACTCCAGATGAGATTTACAGTGTAATTCGTACTGTTGCGCGTCGTAAGATGTTATATTATCGAGCATGTGCGAAGGGTGCAGGCAATCTACTTGATTTGATGAATGGTCTTGAAAACCGAAAGAATTGGGTAGATTATACTGAATTGCCCACTGGTGACTCTGGTAAGGTTGACATGGGTGGACCTATAGAAAATCCTTATGTTAAGAAGTGATGTTTGTAGGCTTTTCCTAACAAAAGCGTGCTATAGTTGCAGAATCTTCAAATCGCCACTATGATTAACCTGGATGAACGATACCACTCCTATCTACACACAGATAAGTGCTTCAATATCGATGGATCTTGCGAAAAGGTTCGTGCATACGGATGGAATAGTGAGGGCAATGCTATTGTAGGGCATTATGTCACTACAAGTAACTTCAAACTATTCTATGATATGGAGGGAATGTTTATCCGAAAAGAAAACTTGGTTAAATAATCAAAAGCTAAGAACATATGACTGATAAACAGGATTTGGATCATGTTTATATTGATCCAGAAGATGGCAAAGAGCATGTAAATCACGGTATGCTTGAATATACCGAAGAAGACCTCAAAATGCATGGATTTATGGACAAGCATGAGGGAGAACAAGATGATGGTTGGAAACAACGCCATTCAGATAAAGTTCTGGAAAAATACTGCGACAATCACCCAGATGCCCTTGAATGTAGAGTCTACGATGATTAAAAAATTCTCCAATCTTTTTAAGAAGAAAAAAGAAGTGGAAACACAAACCACACTTCTTCAAAAGAAAGCAAACACATACAAGGTAGAATGTGCAATCGATGAAGAAATTGTGGACTGCCGCGAAATGGACAATCCTCCTTATATCGGTATTCCTGCTCCTGTCTACTTAGAAGATGATTCTTGGTTCGGTCCTGCTCCTCTTCGCTCAGAAAAGCAGTTAGATTATATGGAACAAGAAACTATCATTAAACAACAGGAAGCGCAAGAAACCCATGAATATAAGGGTGAACCTTGCAATATGCACCAGTTGATGTATGAAATGGCAACCAGTAATTGGAATACTGTAGACGAAACTAGGGAGTCTATTGGTGGTTCTGAAAACTTCCAAACTGGTCCTGGTGGATGGAACTCTGGTGGTGGAATTGTTAAATAGTAACAAATACTAACACAGGTATAGGTACATGTACCGTTCAATAGAGGATCACATTAGTGATAATCTTGCAAAGTTAGAAGATCCTTCAATGTCTCCTCAAGCAAGGAGACACTTGACAGAAGAGCTTGAGCATCTTATGATGTATCATGAAAACCATCCAGAAGATCATCACGATCCTACAGACTTTGAAATGTTCTGTGATGAAGAACCCTGGGCACCTGAGTGTAAACTACACGACAACTAAATGAATCTCCCTTCGTCATTTACCCACGAACCTCCTAATGAAAACTTTACCTATGAGGTTACTGAGTTCAAGCGTAATTATCTTGCTATTTGGCTTGTCAACCACTCTTCATTTATTTTCAATGATGGTATTCCTGTCAAGACAATATGGGGATTCTACAATACTAAAAAGGGAGAGTATCACGCACCCATCAACTTCAAAAAGTGTGGAGAAGTTGTGAGTTTCGATGATACTAGAGATTATACTGCAATGCAACTAAATTTAAATCCGTTACAAGCAGCGTTCATGTGACAGAAATATAACTGGTTGGGGGGCAGCAATGCCCCTTTTTTTATGCTATGATTAGAACATCGACAAGGATCCCATGGGCACTCTCGCACAGATCGAAGCAGGTCGGAAGGCAAAGTATGATGGGCATACTGAAGAAGATACTTCAGCAGATACTTTGACTGAATCAACAGGATATAAGCACGATACAGATGGTGCTAGTGATACAAAACGGGATATTGTTTGTGATGATCTTCAAGATTACTATAGCAAGAAATCAGTATCAAAAAACCATACTCAATGTCATCTAACATCTTCAGATGTTTGGTGTACTTATTTCAATATCACTGGTGAACTTCGTGAATGGTTTGGATTGTTCTTTGGAACACCCCATGAAGATGTTAGTAATGGTGCTCACCCACAACATCGTGTTGTTGATAACGATCGATTGAATCAACTTGGTCTTAAGTGGTTCAATGATCACAAGATGGAAACCTTTGATGCTATCGTTCGTAAGGGAATCTATCGCAATAAAAAGACCAAGGAGATTAAACTTGGTGAACCAGTCAACAAAATGATATGGTATAATAAAATTACGAAAGAAGAGTGGAAGTACGATATTCAGGATATTGCTGATGTTATTGAAGGTGGAAAGTGGGTTCTGAATCCTACTACACTTTACTTCGTTGATGCTAACGGTAATAAACTATTTCACCTTCAGATGAAGGGATCTGGAGCAAAGTTCAACTCTGGTTATCACTCTCTCATGTTCCACATTTATCGTCCTCAAGTAAATGATTATCAATAAAGATTGTATTGAGGGGATGAAGGATCTGGAGGAAAACTCCATTGATTGTATCATCACATCTCCTCCATATAACAAGAAGGGATTGTTAGGTAAAGTGAAGCAAGGTAATCAAATCTGGGGTAAGTTTCAGATTGATTACAACACATATGGTGATGACATGCCTGAAGGAGAGTATCAGGCATGGATGATAGAGTTTTTGAATCAATGTCATCGTATCATCAAACCAGAGGGTAGTATATTCTTTAATCATAAACCCCGTAGATATAAGAATCGTTGTTATCTTCCAACAGATTTTATCAGTCAAAGTGATGCTCAGTTATATCAACTGATCATCTGGGATAGAAGAAACTCTCCTAACATTCGCAATGATGTTCTTGTACCATGCACAGAACATATCTACTGGTTCTGTAAAAAGAAACCAAAAGTATTTCGTGATGCTATAGATCCTGCATACAAAGGTGAAGTATGGGTGATCAATCCTGAGCGGCAGAAACAACACCCAGCACCATTTCCACCACAACTTGTCAGAAACTGTATTCAACTTACTACTGAGGAAAATGATATTGTCCTTGATCCTTTCATGGGATCTGGTACTACTGCTATTGTTGCAGAAGAACTTAAGCGACAATGGATTGGATTTGACATTGATCAGAAGTATATTGAAATCACACAGAACCGTATAAACAAGAGTGTGCCAGTTCAAGAGGTGGCACAGCAGGCACAGAATCCCCTTGCAGATGCCCTATACTGACTTCAGTTCAAACAAAGGCAATGGGCACTCGCTCTCGCATCGGTATCCAACTCCAAGATGACTCCATTCTTTCTGTTTATTGCCATTGGGATGGTTATCCTTCTTTCAATGGTAAAGTTCTCCGTGAGTTC